GCTATATTTCAAGCCGCTTTTTTTTAAAATCTTAAGTAATAAGTTCCCCCAAATTCATTACATTTACATTTTTTTACAATATCATCAAAGTTCGCCTCGTTCATGGTGGCGTACCCGCTAGTACGCAGAAGACCATCTATTGTTTTAAGCCTAAAGCTCATTTCGCTCAGGCTTTCAGCGACGCAGGCTTCCCACTCGTTACCATTATCATCCGCCACCTGTACAACATACCAACGTCCCCTGTTTGAAGCCCATTTAAAAGTCTCTCTTAATGTTTCAAAATCTTTTCCTTCGTCAAAAATAATACCTTCTTTATTTTTTAAGACGCAACTATACATAATTTTATCTCCTTTTCCATACATTTTTTACGATGAAAAATCCATTCTGTAATCTCCGATGATGTCCAGCTCATCCCACATCTCAGGGATATCTTCTTCATCATTCAATCCTGCCAGTGCATCATTTCTAAAATCTGCAAAACCGGCTTCGGTGTTCTCATAAACCATGATCCCGTCTTCGATATGTTTCTGGATATCGTGATCCGTCATGTTGGTTTCCTTTTTTAATAATTCAAATAATTTTTCGTTTGTCATTTTTTATTCTCCTCTAAGCTCTTTCTCTTAAGTCTTTAACCGTAAAGTTTTTATAAAACTCCTTATATTTTTCAAATGTGTTCTCTTTGCTCCAGTTCTTTTCTGATCCGTTTACATTTTCAAAATAGTTTTTATCTCTCTCGTATAAAAGATGTAAAAGCTCCTCACGTTTCATTTTGTTAATTTCTGTTTTTGAATAACTGTAAATGTTTCTTGATTCTTCCATTTTCTTTTCCTCCGTGTGTTGTGTTTTTCCTTGTTTCTGATATTATAATACACCATTTACGGTGTACTGTCAATACCTTTTTACATTATTTTTAAAGTATTTTATTTTTTCTCATTTTCTACATATTTAATAATGTTTCCCGGCTGCATATCCAGAAGTGTACATATCTTCTCTAATGCGATGATCCCGACCATGTCGCCACGCCTTAGCGTCTGGATTGCGTTTTCTCCCAAAAGCTTTTCTTTTCTCAGCCGTGACGTGGTGTATCCGCTTTCTTTCAGCGTTTCTAATACATTTATTTTATAAGTAAGCATTTATTAATACCTCTCTTTCTTTATAAAGTAAGTATACATTATTTTATAATTTATTTCAATCGTATTTACACCAAAAATAATGCACAAATATCATGCCTTGATTGTACATTATTTTTGGTGTATTTGTATATTGAAATTACACCGTTTTTAATGTATTATAATATTAACAGGAGGAAAAAAAGAATTAACAGAGGTTTGCGGAACTTATGAAAGCGACTGCTCCAGATGTCCGAAGAAAACAGAATGCGATGAATAATTCAATATTTGCACAAAATAGCCGAAACGCTCCGCTCTGGAGCGTCCACCGTGGAACGGTCGCCCGGTGCTGACGATGGAAGACCAGAAAGGGAAAACATGAAAAATTTAAGCGGAAACAACTTGAAACGGCTTTTTATTTTTATCTTGCGTATTTTGCCAATACATACTTTTTTATGCGTGTGTCTATGCGTGAATCAAAGCATTATGCGTAACTGTCCATTGCTTTCTTCTTCGTACAATCTCTGGCTGTTGAGCATCCTTAATGCCATTTTCTTTTTTCTGTAAAAATGCGTGCGAGAAATCGGCATAATCCCATAGCGTGCTTCCATTTTGTCATATGAGATATTATTTAAAATTGATTCTGCTATTTTATCGCCCAGATAATTGTCTATGCGTGTGCATATCTCTATCGTTTCCTCTCTGCTCATTTTAAAAACCTCCCCATGCGTGGCGCCTAAGTTTCTTACAACATTATACCATATATCATTTTATAAAAACACAACATATTATAGTATTCATGCAACATTATTGTATTTTTTTACCGGCATATTTCAGCCGGCAAAAATCTCAATATTCAGTTTTAATTTTTATCGCATTCACGGAACAAGTCAGCGTCTATATATTTCCATCCACCATCATAGATCATAAAATATGTATAATGTTGTGTTCTGACAATGTCATATATCGTAAACTTCTTGTACTGTTAACATAGTTCTTTTTCCTTTTTCATCAATTTCTTTCTTGTTTTTTTTAATACTTTTCGGTATGATCTCCTTCTACTAATAACCACTAATACACTTTTATTTTCGTACAATATTAGCCAGCTGTCCGGTATAAGTCCTCTCGACTTTAAAAATATTCTTTCCTCATTTGTCGGTTCTCTTCTTTTATATTCTCTTTTTAACATGTCTCCTCTCCTTTATTTTTCACTAACTGCTTGTCGTCAAACCATTTTATCGTGCCACCGCCAAACTTTACTTCCGGCTGTATGATAATGCTTTTTCCTATATGTTTTACTTCACCGTTTTTTATTGCAGTGAAAAAATGCAATGTTGTTTTATCCATGTTTTCAATACCTCCGCTAAAGTTCAGTTTAGCTTATTTATAATCTTCAAATTTTTTCACAGCGGCAAAGGCAAACCTTGAATTTACCCACCGTTGCATACGCTTTAAATCATCTTTTGGTTGTAGCTTGTATTTATCATAAATCATCACGTATGGGCTGTATCCAAGATCCCGGAGCGTATATATTCGCTCCAAATCCTGCTCTATAGTAGAATTAAATCCACACAGAACGTATACTGTCATTTTCCTATGATCCCATCCGGTAAGTTGTTTAAACATTTCAAATTGCGGAACAATCTTATCTTTATCTTCATACCGGTCCCATGCGAAATGTATCTGTTTAATCTTCATTTGCCGGATGTATTTCGCTTTTTCTTCGGTCATGATACGAATATCGCAACCCTGTGAAAAATCCACCCACGCACCGCTGTCAATGAGCTGTTGGCTCAGTTCTTTCCAGTTCCGACAGGCGAACATATTCGGATCAAGTAGAACGATATTTTTCTGACCATTCCAAAATTCCGACAAATCCGCAACCTTTACTGCACATCTGCCCTCTTTCTTTCCCACAATGCAGAAGTCGCATCCACGTGGGCATCCTCTTGTCAGAAATCCGTAAGCAGTATCTTTGCACAGCTCCGGGTAAAGGCTATAATCCGGGTAAATATGCTCAATCTCTGCTGGCAACTGATTGCCGCCGTCAGGATAATGGTATCCAGTGCCACCTCTTATTATCTCCCCACCACATACCGGATGCTGATAGTCCGGTGTAAAGGTAAATACTTTGCTCATATATACCTTGTCCGGCGGATTTATCCACGCAGTCAACGGATCATACCATTCTACCGTATCGCCCTGCTGTTTATGCCACGCTGACAGCTTCATGAGTGGTAAGCTTGGAAAGTGGTGATTATCAACATCTATCAGTCCTATTCTCATTACTACCTCGCTTAAATTCTAATTTTCAGCTGTTTCCATTTTGGAAATAACTCAGTTTATTTTCCCAATCACTTTGTTCTGGTTCAACCTCTTTCCATTCCATTGTGCACATAGTTTTCCTTTCCTCCAATTCTTCCTGACTGTATTTCCGATAGCTGATTCCGTAATTTGTGAATCCACCGGATTGATATGTTATGCATCGTGACATTTCATACCCCTCTTTCAGTTTAGGCAGCTAAATATCCACCTAAATTGTCCATGCTCTTCCATCTGATTCTTTCGATTACTAAAACATAGTATTCTTTATCAGGTTCAGCACCCCATTCTTTTCTTCCAGTTCTCTTTTCCAAGTGACAGTCCGCAATAAATGCAGGAACTTTATAACCATATCCATTCGTGAATCGCACCTGTGCTTCTGCATAATCCAATGGAATATCGTCAACCATGTTAAATATCTTGTTCAATCGTGTCGTGTAATATGGCTTGACATCTCTATATTCCTCTCTTTTTTCGCCTGTAAGAATCATATAGAACCATTTCTTTTTTATAGGCAATACCAACATTCCATTTCCTCCTGTAAATTCTAATTTAACTATTTTATCTCCTGCTCAATATTTAAGTTTCTAAACATTGCGCACATCACATCCACAACAATACTGTTTCCAAACTGCTTGTAAAGTTGCGTGTTGCTATTGACTGCTGCCATCTTGGAAATATCTTCATCAGATACTCCCATCAACCGTCCGCATTCTCTTGGTGTCAGCTTTCGGATACGGTATTTCGTGGCAATATGGTTATTCGCATACCCATGTGTGCCAGCTACAAGATTAGTAGATATACCATTGTCATAGATAACCGTACCGCATTGCGAACCATCGCTGGAAATCTGACCTACCTTTTCAATCCGTACAATCTCTTGATTTTGTGCGGTTAATGTAGGACACGTATTGCCATTATCTTGCACACACCCTCTTCTTGTCTGGCTTTCTGGATAGCTTGCGTCAAAGCATCCACCAACTTCACATTCAATAGAACCACTTTTTGTAGCCTGCTTAATCAGAACCATATTGTCCTTCTGCACACTTGTTAAACAGTTACTTGTGCCTTGCATATTTATTTCTAACCTCTGTTCCGTTGGACTTCCAGTAGTTCTATCCGATGGATTTTCCGGGTTTCTGCCACGCATGGCAACTATCTGGCTTTCAAGAATTTTCGGCTCTTGATTACCACCTTGCATTGTACTCAATGTTGGACTACCCCCCCACATCATAAATTCTGTTGGTACTCTCAAATTTTGCTTCAAGAGAGCCTAAAACATTTACATTTGCCATAACTACTCCTAAATCATGTTGTTCAGCTTTCACACATCTTGCAATCGGATACACACCTCGTTGAAAAGCTGCTGTTACTTCTGTGTATATACTGCCTATTACTTCCATTCAATCACTCCAGTATCATTCTTGGCTCTTTATATTCCCTTGCGGTTATAGACGGTGCTGTATCTATGTATGTTCTTATTGCACCGTCCTCTAACCCACTCATGCTTGTATCAATACAGATTTTCTGCAACCATGTTTCCGACTTGCTGTTGGTTTGAGATTCCGCAGTCATATCTTGCCGTGATGCAGTTTGCAATGTCTCTTCGCTGTGGATTGCAGATTGTTCCGTCAATGCAAGTCTGTTCTGCTCTGCTCTGCTCTGCTCTGTTCTGCTCTGCTCTGCTCTGCTCTGCTCTGCTCTCAGGATTGTGCTGTGGCAGCGTTCCGTTGTCAATCAACTGTTTTATCAGTTTGTCTGCCTTTTCATTGTTGATGTAATACTTCTCGTCCACTTCATCTTCAAGGTAATCTTTTAGCTTCTTTTTTAATGGTATCGGCTGTGGAAAATGGTAGTTATATTCTCCCAAAAACGAAAACATGAAGCACCTTTCACGGTTCTGTGCAACTCCGTAGTTCTTTGCGTTCAAATCCTGCCAGTAGCTTACATATCCAAGGCTTGTCAAAAAATCGATCCAGTTCTGAAAATCTTCCATATTTGCATTGGCATGGACCTGCGGTACGTTCTCCATGAACAGAATCTGTGGTAATTCTCCACCACCATCCCTTATCTCTTTCAGAATCCTTTCTACTTCCCACAAAAGACCAGACCTGGTCCCACTTCCTTTTTTCATGCCTGCTTGTTTCCCGGCAACCGATAAATCGGTACAAGGAAACGAGTAAGTAAGTAAGTAAGTAAAGAATTCTGTGTCGCAGATATCCAAATCTTCCGCATGAACCTTAGTTATATCCATTGTTGGAAAATTTGTTCCATGCACTGCGTTATAGCTTGCTATGGCATACTTATCAAACTCCACAACTCTATAATGCTCAAATTTTGCACCGATTCTTTCCAGTGCCATTGCCTGCGAACCATATCCGGCAAACAGTTCAATTAATCGTATAGGCTTTGTAATCCGTATGGGTTCACGTATCATGTCAAAAATGCTTATCTGAATCATGGCATCACCTCCCTTACTGTTGTGCCAAATAGCACATAATCCCACAATCGGGGAAAATCTCTGTATTCATGTTACCTCTGTTCGGTTCAAGTTCATCCAGATATACCGGATTACCTTTTCCGTCCTTAAGGATTGAATAACCAACTTCTCTTTCCAACTTCGCCCGACTTTCAAAGACTTCCGGGAAATCCTTTCTGATATGATTCCAATAACCCATGCCGCCTTTTACACAGCCGATACAGTTATTGTTCGGATAGCCAAGGTCATACATCAAAGGTCGGGCAAAATCAAAAGTCCGTTCAAACAATCCATGTACCTCTTCTTTTGAGAGGTTTTTGTCAATCAGCGGAAATTCGTGTGCGGCTTGCGGATTTGCTTCAATCGTCCGCTCTGCCCGGTTCTTTTCCTTAAGGTCGAATCCCCAGACGTAAGTCAATTCACAATCCTTATGTCGTTCCTCCCACTCTTTTCTCACTCTCTTTTTGAGCCAGTTCGTGCAAGGTGCGAATCCGTTTGCCGGATTTCTAAATCCTCCAAATGTTCTTACGCAATCCTCTACACATCTGTACTCGCTTGATTTCAGTATCTGAATTTCTTTCCCGATTGCTTTCTCGCAATCTTTAATAAACCTGATACTGTCCTCATGTTGGTCTGCAATGTCAATGTAAATCCATTCGTCTACATTCCCTGCTAAATATCCAGCCATAAAACTTGATATTCCTGCGCTTACCCAACATACTTTTAATCTTTTCATGACAACCACTTAACAGATTGCTCTGTGTCCGTGGATAAGGAATTACGGCTCCCAATAGTGCCATACGACACCGCTAATTAAATTCCTTTTGTTCTCGCCTTTCTTCACCTTTAGGCGGTCAACCTTGGTCTACCAAGGCTTCTGTCATTACTCCTTTCTCATTCCATCTGTTTTTAAAATTTCATCTAAACAAGCATTCCAACCAAATCTATACGACGGGATAGGCTTACCTGGCTGCGGGTACTTCCCACACACTTCCATCTTCTCCGGCAGTTCCCGAAGTGGACACCAATCTGGTCTTTCGTATGTTTCAGAATCAACAATTCTTGATACTTCCATAGCCTGGCAACTGTCAATACCTGCATCCGCGTTACAATACAAAAAGTTGCAACCAAAACACGATTCCGGCATATCCATAACCAAAATTGCTTTAGCCATCTACCACACCGCCTTTCACAATCTCGATTGCATGCTCATAACTTCTTGCTTTCTCTTTTCCCAAATTCCTGTTGTATGCATTCTCCCAAAACTTTCTCTCATTTTCCAACTGCTCCACAACCTTGTCCGTGTCATATGCAGTCGGCTGCTGGTCAATCTTCTGTGCCAATGCATAAAACATATCCTCACTACTTGTCTGTGTAAGAAGAATATCCATAAACCATTGTTGATATAATTCTTGCTTTAATGTCTCCGCATCAATCAGTCTTCCC